CTCAATTGTATTGATTCCTGCTTGGCCTGCTGGGAATTCTTTAATGATTAGGTTTCCTCGTAAATCACCAATAATTCCTTTTACTCTATTCTTGTGTACATTCAAGTCACCAACGGGTATTTCTGTGAAGCGGGCATCGTATCGTTTACCAACATAAACATCGCTTAACTCCAAGGTATAGTGGAAAACTGTATAACCAAGTTGCACAGCCAAAGCACCAATATCTACAAGCGCCCAAGATTTACCACCACCAGGATTCCCAACAATCAACCCTAAATCTCCACTGCCAATTCCACCACATAATAATGTGTTAATCTGATCCCAGGGGGTTGGAATAGTGTGGCGAGCATCCTCTTTGTATCGGTCTTCAAGTTGTGCCACATATTCATGGCCTACACTTTTTTCGGTTCCTGCTTTTAGAGCATTGTCTATGAGGTTTCTAATGTCGTCATAATCACCTAACTCAAGGAGATCAACAGAGCGAAGTAAAGCTGATTTGAGTGTTTGGTTTTTGCAGAAGTCAACAAAGGTTTCCTTAACAAAATCAAGATCGTTTGATTTGGTTGAACGATATACTTCTTTTAGTTGTTCTTTTACAGCAACTTGTACTACCTCATTTTTGATTTTATCTAATTCTACTTTAAACACCTCCATTGTTGGGGTGGTTTTGAATTCATCAAAATATTTTAGGGTTGTTTCAACAACCCATTTGTTTGCTTCACTATCAAAATATTCGGGTCTAACAATATCTGATACTTGTTGGAGAAATTCTCTATCATTTACCAAACATCCTAATGTTTTAACCTGAAAACTGTGACCGTATTGTTCTAATTTACTCATGTGTATTTTTTGCAAACTGATTTAAGCGAAGAAAATGTTCGTTAAGCCACCCATCTATATTTTTAATGGCTTCACCCATCTGATCTTCTAGATACATCATATGAAAATCATTTTTGGAGAGCAAATTTATTGGTTGAGAAATTTTATCTAAAATCTGAATTTTGATACTACCAGAAATAAGTGGGTCTTTAAGTGACATAAGTTTCCAATTCATCTCGAGTTGGTTTTGGTTTTCGCAAATGCGCTTGTGCATAGAACTATTTTCGTTTTGTGCAAATTCTAATAGTGATTCTAATTCTAAAGTATTTTTATCAAGTATGGGGGGAATAATTTTTGCTAGCTTTTTAGGACCCAACCCCTTCACACCTGGTAAATTATCTGATTTATCACCCATTAGTGCTTTGTATGCGAGAAAATTATAGGCTGGAACCCCATATTCCTTCAGTATTTCATCAGTAGTATAGTATTTCTTCTTGTTTGCATTCCAAACAGTAATTCTATCATCTACTAATTGGAGAAAATCCTGGTCTGAAGACACAATAATGACTTCTTCTTTAAAATAATTTTGAGCTAGATAGGCAATAGTATCGTCGGCTTCAATCTTATCTATAGAGATAACATCAATAGGTAATGTTTCAAGGTAACCTAAAAGACGGGTAAACTGAATCTTCATTGATTCTTTTTCGTCTTCTAAACTCTTAAAGCTATCCCAACGAGTAATTCTGTGGGGTTTTCTATTTGATTTATAGTTTGGGTTGATTGATCTTCTTCTTTGAGATCCACCAGCCCCATCATACACAACAACTACTCGTGTAGGTACAGTTTCTCTAATGGTTAGAGCAAGAGACCTAAGGAAACCAATAACACCTCCAACAGGTACACCTCTATCATTTAAAGCACCATTTACTGAGAAGGCTCTCAAGTACATATTCAACCCATCAATGAGGAGAACCCTAGAATTTGGGTTCTCCTCTTTTGATGAATCTAGGTTATTTAACAAATCAAGAATTTCAGTCGTCATTTTCTTCTTCTATAATTATTTCATCTGGATCTCTTTCATGGTTTTCTTTTTCATGAGAGTATTTCATGATATACATTTCACAAAACTTTTTATACAACTGCTCGTAAATTTCTGGGCGATCCTCTAAAAGTTGCTTAAAGTCTTTTGCATAAAAACTTAGTACTTCTCCAGTTTCTTCATCCACATATTGAGCTGTGGGACCTGCCTGCTTTACAATTTTGTAAGTTTTTAGAGCTTTTAACATACCATCAGCAGCATCAATCCCAGAATCATAGTAAACACTGTACGTAACTTTTCTGTTTGGGGGACCCAAACGGTTTTTAACTACGGATGCTTCTACCTCTTGTCCTATGATTTCTTCTATCCCATTGATTTTTTCCTTAATCTTACCTATACCTTTTAGACGCAATCTTACCGAAGCATGGAATTGTAGTGCTTTTCCACCTGAGGTTGTATATTGGTCACCAAAAGGCATAGCATTAAGTTTTTGGCGAAGTTGATTAGTAAATACACATAGAATTCTTTGTTTTCCAATTAGGTTGGTGATTTTTCTCATACCCTTAGACATGATGATGGATTTTGCAGTTGCATAACCATCTTTTTCATAGTCAGCGGCTTCCTCAATTTTGGTGGTGGCAGCAGCAACTGAATCAACAACAATGGAAACTAGTTTATCTTTGTTTTTTTCTCTAATTTTTACAATGATATCCTCCATAGCCTCAAATACATCCTCAACAGTTTCAAGAGGAATATAGAGCATTTTTTCTACATCAACACCAATTGCTCTTAAAAACTGAGAATCTAAAGCTGATTCTGTGTCTATGTAAATTGCAACACCACCTTTTTTCTGAGTGTTTGCAAGTACATGAGCCGCTAATAATGATTTACCACTCTGCTCCATCCCAGTAATTTCTACAATTTTGCCCACAGGCAAACCCCCGTTGGGACGATTAGAAATGGCTAGATCAAGATTTGGGGAGCCAGTAGAAACCCACTCTTTTACATCAGCAGGAGAATCAGAACCCCCATCTAAGAAATACACTGTTTGGTTTTGAACCTTACTGAATTTCTTGTTAAGAGAATCAACAAGAAAATCAGTTAGGTCATCACCATTAATTCCTGGATTAGTTTGTTTTTTAGCCATTAGTCAAACAATTCATCAATCTTGTCATCTACTGTTTTTTTAGCATTTGACTTAGTGTATTGGATGTCTTCTTTTTCTTCAGTAACATCTTCATCTACTGCAAGGTATTTTTGAAGGGCCTCCTTCATTTCATCAAAGCTGTATTTTGTGAAGAATTCTTTAATGTTTACCTGAGTATTCAAAAATTTCTCTACTTGTTCAGCATCATCAGAAAGTGGAGTTTGCTTTGGCTTAACACGAATCGTAGTTGTTGGGTACATTTTGCCGGTTTCTTTGGCTGGAATTACCTCTACTGTAATATCGCGACCTTTTACTACATCTGTAATGTCACCATAGTCTTCATCCATCATTACTCCAAGCAATTCTTGGTAAACTTGTTTTCCAAATTCCCAAAAACGAACACCTTTGTCTTCTTCACCCCTTACAATAACGGGTGCAAATACACGCATTTTGGGGTAGAGTTTTTTGGCGAGAGTTTTGTTATCGGCATCCCCCGATTTGCGAAGTTGGGTGGCAAATTCCAAGATGGGGTCTTGTTCATCAAAGTTTGACAAAGCAATCATACGGGGTTTGTCAATACCAAAATAGAAATACAGTTCAGTAAAAGGAACGTCTTTGTTATGTTGGTAAGGAACAACACGTACAATTGATTTCTCGCCTTCTTCAGGTTTCCAGAAAGTTGATTTGTAATCTGAGGTAGATTTAGCTCCAGCAGATTTGTTGTTTAAGCGATCCATTCGCTTGCGAATTTCGTCTAGATTCATAACTAATTATTTTTTTTAATTTGTGGTAATATATAATAGGAAAATCTAAAAGCCAAATTCTTTCTAACCTTCTTTTATGGCTTTTAATTTGGTTCTGATTTTTTTAAAGCCTAATTCCTTTGTTAACAATAAACAATTTCTATAGTTTTCCCAAGGAATTTTATAAGAAGTATTCAAAACTCCATCATTTAAATACTTAATAACCTCATTTAATGCATTGATTGTGTATAGAGTGTTGGTTTGTTTTTTTCTATGAACCAAAATAGTGTTTGGAATGTGGATATTTTCGTAAAAGTTAGAATAATCAATATTGTAAGTTACAATAACTTTATCTTCATCAAGTGATGATAAAATAAATATTTTTCCAAACAAAATAGGATAAGTATTAAAGAGACTCTGTACTAATTCTTCTTCTTCCTCCTCTTGCACAAATGTACAGTATAATTTATTATTCATAGATTTTCATAACAGTTATGTGATAACAATAAATATCAGAGGGCCTTTAAAACCCCATAATTTGGACCATACTGTATTTTAACTGGAAAATCCTGATTTATTATTTGTTTTAACCCTATTACACATTGTTTTCCATCCTCTTTTGCAAAATCAAACAAAAAAGCATCATACGTGTATAGTATAAGATTGGTTTTAAAGTCTTTAAGGTATTCCTTTATTTTAAGAACCGTTTGTAAATTATATTCTGTCTCGTATGCTTGTATATAGTAATTGAATAGTTTTTGAGGGGTAAGGTTAGGGTGGTTGGTTTTTTTAATTGGGCGTTTGAAGAAAAAGGTTTTTATCTCATCTCGCTCATTAAATTCGTCCCACAAGTTGTCTATAAATTGTTGTGTTTTTGCAAAGTATGGTAGATCTTTGTATTGCTCAAATATACCTCCATACATTTGTTTGAAGGTTAGTTGTTTTGCTTGTTTGTAGTTATCTTGTGTTACCTCACCAAAATACATTTTAGCCATCTGCTCATGTACAGATGTATCCTCTAGTTTATAATCAATGAGTTTT